TCGAGTACCGGAAGGAGCTCCGCCAGAAAGAGCGCGAGGCTCGTCTGGAAGCGCTGCACACCCTTCCCGAGCTGGAGCGCTACCGCCAGATCTACAAGGACCGGGAGCCCAGTGACAGCGACCTTGCAAACCTCTGGCCCCGTCAGGCCGTCGAGGAGTTCCTGAAGGAGCGCGGCCTCGACTATCGCAACATCCGCGAGAAACTCGCCGCCAGGACCGATCAGATCACCAACCGGCTGCTCGAGATCCGCGACGAAGCCGAGCGCGAGCAGTGGCTCGAAAACGTCCTCGAGGACGAGAAAAAGGCCAAGCTCGCAGACCTGATCAGTCGGATCAACAAGGTCGTCGGTACGATCACGGACGCCTCCGGTCTGGACATCGGCGGCAAGGGAGACATCAACGGTCTCATCATCGGGACCGAAGGCAAGGCCGTGGTCGAGACCTTCGGTGTGGCGGGCTATAACATCGTCTGCTTCCACTTCCGGACCACGATCCGCGAGATCAAATAAGGAGGTGGCGGACTGATGGCTGCATATATGAGAAAGGCGGGGATCCTCCCCGTCTGCACCAATAACGAGGCCCGGGCCTACTTCGCCGGCAAGGGCCTCACCTATGCCGACGTGACCGAGGGCGACATCCTCACCCTGGTCATGCTGCTGAACAAGCACATCAAGAAGGCCAACGCAGACTGCGAGACCTCGATGGGCTCCATGTACCTGAGCCGCCGGATCGACCTCAAACGGAAGACCAACGGCACCCTGATCAGCTGCTTCCTCTACGTCAACAGCCACTACTTCGAGCGCCGGGAGTGCATCAGCTTCAACGCTGACGGCTGGATCGGCTTCGCCGGCTGGGCTGACCAGGGCAACACCAACCCCATTTTACGAGCATTTATCGAGTGGTGCGACGCGCTCGCTGCCACCAAAGAAAAGGAGGACACACAACAATGACCCGTTTCAAATTTTATTCTAACTATATTGCCTGCCTGCTGGGCACTCTGATCGTCTTCGAGCTCTGCTGGATCGGCGCCAAGTACGTCATCGAGGGCGAGGTGGTCCACACCTACCTCGACCACTTCATCGCCGTGTGCGGCTCGTTTTACCTCACCCGCGACACCATGAAGCTCTGGCTGAAGCTCCAGAAGAAGGTCCAGCACTAAGGAAAGGAGGACAAGCATGAAAGTAAACACGAAACTGCTCCAGCAGAAGATCAAGGACTCCGGTCTAAAGATGGGCTTCATCGCCGAAAAGCTGGGACGTTCTCGCCAAGCTCTGAGTGACAAGATCCAGGGCAAGACCGAGTTCCTGCCAAGCGAGATCCGAATCCTCTGCGAGCTGCTTCATCTCTCTGACGATGACCGTCGTCTAATTTTTTTAATCTAAAGGTAGAATATTTTTCTACCACCGAAGGAGGACACACATGGGAAGAAAGAACAGACAGCGCAAGCCGGAGCCCTTCAAGTGCTGCGAGACCTGCGCCAATATGCAACCGATAGGCGAAGGCGATCACATCTGTGACGCCTGCTGCAGCCACGATGGCAGCCCGACCGCTCTCGTCCTGGAAAGCTACATCCCGGCCGACGACTACTTCATCTGCGGAGGAAGCAGGTGGATGCCACAATGAGCGCCACCAACCGAGGCGGCGAGCGCAAGGCCTACGACTTCTACGCCACACCGCCGGAAACCATCCGCAGCTTCCTGGCCAACTTCGACGGCATCAGCTCCAGCGACCGCATCCTGGAACCATCTGCCGGCAACGGCCAGATCATCAAGGTGCTGAGGGAGAGCGGCTACGACAACCGGATCGACGCCGTGGAGCTGCGACCGGAGGAACGCGCCACGCTGGAGGCGCTGGCCGATAACGTCACCATCGGCAGCTTCTTCGACTACGACCCCGACTGCGGCTACGATGTCATCATAGGCAACCCGCCCTACAGCATGGCCCTGGAGTTCATCAACAAGAGCCTGGAGCTGCTGCATCCCGCCGGCCTGCTGATCTTCCTGCTCCGGACGAATTTCCTGGAGAGCGAGAAGCGCTTCAGCTGGTGGCAGGAGCACCCGCTCAGCGGTCTCTACACCCTGCACAAGCGGCCCAGCTTCACCGGCCACGGGACAGACGCCACCAGCTACTCCTGGTTCGTCTGGGAGCGGGGGGGGACCGGCTGCATAGGTCATCAGACCATCAAAACCATCTAAGGAGGACAAGCGCATGGAAGACATCGACCTGACAATGCTGGCCCGCTCGGCCTACCGGGCGATCCTGAGAAGCATCGAAACCCCAGAGGCCGAGGAGCCTGAGACCGTGAAGGAGGTGGTGCCTATGTCTGCACAAAAAGAATGAGCCCCGGAGCTAATGCCCCGGAGCCCAAGAGAACACAACCCCATTATAGCACAAACAAGGAGGAATTAAAAGCATGAAGATCACCGTCGAATTTGCAAATCTGGACGAGTTCAAGCAGTACATGGGCATCGAGTCCCCGAGCCTGCTCGCCCAGGCACCCAAGGAAGCCGCAGACGCTCCGGCACCTGCACCCGCTGAGGCTGTCCAGGAGCCCCAGGAAGCGCCCGAAGCTCCTGCCCCTAAGAAGAACACCAAGAAGGCCGAAAAGGCCGCCCCTGCGGAAGCTGAGCCCGCTCCTGAGCCTGCTGACGACGCTGCGCCCGATGAGAGTGCTCCGGCAGTGACTGAGGACTTCCGCATCACCGTCCGCAAGCAGCTCGCAGCCCTCAACAAGAAGTGTGGCTACAACCGCGCGGCGGAACTCATCAACGAACAGACCGGCAAGGGCAAGCTCACCGAGGTCGCACTCGCTGACCTGCCGAAGCTCATGGAAGCAGCAAAGGAGGAAACCAATGCCGACTAAGCACGCCCGCTGCTCCGCGTCTGCCGCGCACCGCTGGATCAACTGCCCCGGATCCGTCGCCCTGTCTGATCAGTGTCCGGATCCCGGCTCCAGCAGCTACGCCGACGAGGGAACAGTCGCCCACAACCTGGCCGAGCTGAAGCTCCGCCACGTCCTGCATGAGATCACCGACGCCCAGTACAAGAAGCGCCTGGCCAAGATCCAGCAGGACGACTACTACAACGGCGAAATGGACGAGGCCACCGACTTCTATGTCGAGACCGTCCTGGAGGAGTTCGCCGCAGCCGGCGAAGGCGCCGAGCTGATGATCGAGCAGCGCCTCGATCTCTCCCAGTGGATCCCGGAGGGCTTCGGTACTTCCGACGCCGTGATCATCGGCGGCAGCATGATCCAAGTCATCGACCTGAAGTACGGCAAAGGCGTCAAGGTCGAGGCCAAGAACAACCCCCAGTTCCGCCTCTACGGCCTGGGCGCCGTCTCTCTGTTCGGCGATCTCTACGACTTCGACACCGTGAAGACCACCGTCGTCCAGCCCCGCCTCGATCACGTTGACAGCGAGGTCGTCATCCTGAAGGAGCTGCTGCTCTGGGGCGAGGAGGAAGTCGCGCCCCGCGCCATCATGGCCATGGAGGGCTCCGACTACTTCGTGGCCGGCGACTGGTGCCGCTTCTGCCCGGCGAAGGCCCGCTGCCGCAAGCGTGCCGAGTTCAACCTGGATCTGGCCCGGATGGAGTTCCAGAAGCCCCCGCTGCTCTCCAACGAGGAGATCGGCGAAGTGCTGGCCAAGGCCGACCACCTGAAGAAGTGGGCCGAGGAGGTCAGCGAGTACGCTCTGGAGCAGGCCCTGGCCGGTGCGCACTTCGACGGCTGGAAGCTGGTCGAAGGCCGCAGCAACCGCAAGTACGCCGACGAGATCCAGGTGGCCGACAAGCTGAAGGCCGCCGGCTTCGACGAGGCGATGCTCTACCAGCGCAAGCTCTACGGCATCACCGAGATGGAGAAGCTCGTCGGCAAGAAGAAGCTGGCCGCCACCCTGGGCGACCTGCTGATCAAACCCGCAGGCAAGCCGGTCCTCGTGCCGGAGTCTGATAAACGCGAAGCCATCAACACAACCGAAGCGGCCAAGGCCGACTTCACCACCGGCGACGACGAGGTCGCGCCGTTCTAAATTAAGGAGGATTATAAAATGTCTACTACCAAAGTTATCACCGGAAAAGTTCGCTTCAGCTATGTGAACATCTTCAAGAGCCGCGCCTTCCAGGCCGGCCAGGACGCCAAGTACAGCGTGTGCCTGCTGATCCCTAAAGAGGACAAGGCCACCATCAAGAAGATCAAGGCAGCCATCGACGCAGCTGTCCAGGACGGCATCAGCTCCAAGTGGGGCGGCAAGAAGCCTGCCAACCTGAAGCTGCCCCTGCGCGACGGCGACGCCGAGCGTGCCGACGAGGCTCCTGAGTACGAGGGTATGTACTTCCTCAACTGCAACAGCACCCAGAAGCCCGGCATCGTGGACAAGGATCTGAACGAGATCCTGGATCCCGACGAGGTCTACTCCGGCTGCTGGGGCCGCGCCTCCATCAACTTCTTCCCCTTCAACACCAACGGCAACAAGGGCATCGGCGTCGGCCTGAATAACATCCAGAAGCTGAAGGACGACGACCGCCTGGGCGCTGCCCGTGCTTCCGCCGAGTCCGACTTCGGCGGCGACGACTTCGAGGACGACGAGGACTTCTAAGGAGGACATACAGATGCACCGAGTTATGGGCGTGGATATAGAAACCTATAGCTCCGTGGATCTGACCGAGGCGGGCGTCTACGCCTACGTGGAGGCGCCTGACTTCGACATCCTGCTCATCTCGTACATCTTCGACGACTGGGGCGAGGACGACGTCAAGACCATCGACTGCTTCGATGCTGATCCTGACATGATGGCCGAGTTCTGCGAAGCCCTCCTCGATCCCCAGATCGTCAAGACCGCCTTCAACGCGAACTTCGAGCGCACCTGTCTGGCCAAGTGGCTCCAGAAGCCCATGCCGCCGGAGGAGTGGCGCTGCACAATGGTCAAGGCGCTGACGCTGGGCCTGCCGGGCAATCTGGCAGGCGCCGGCGAGGCGCTGGGCCTTCCTCCCGAGAAGCTAAAGGACCCCCAGGGCAAGGCCCTGATCCAGTTCTTCTCGAAGCCGTGCAAGCCGACCCGGACCAACGGCCAGAGGACGCGCAACCTCCCGCAGCATGACCCGGCCAAGTGGCAGCTCTACAAGGGCTACAACCGGCAGGACGTCGTGACCGAGCAGGAGATCCTACGGAAGCTATCCATCTACAAGACACCGGAGTCAGAGCAGGAGCTCTGGGCTCTGGACCAACACATGAACGACAACGGCGTGGCGCTCGACATCCCCATGGTCGAGAAGATCGTCGAGTATGACACCCGGCGCCGGCAGGAGCTCCAGGAGGAAGCCCAGGAGCTCACCGGACTGAAAAACCCGAACAGCCTGGCCCAGCTGAAGCGCTGGCTCGCAGAGCAGGGCGTGGAGATGACCAGCGTCACCAAGGACACCATCGCCGAGGCGCTGCGGGATCCGGAGCTCCCGGACGTCGTCCGGAGAGTGCTGGAGATCCGCACCGCCCTGGGCAAGACCAGCGTGGCCAAGTACAGCACGATGCTGGTGGCACACTGCCAGGATCACCGGCTGCGAGGCATCCTTCAGTTCTACGGCGCCAACCGATCCGGGCGCTGGGCTGGCCGCCTGGTGCAGACGCACAACCTGGCCAAGAACACGCTGCCGGATCTGGCTCTGGCCCGCGAGCTGGCAGCCGAGGGAGACTTCGAGACCATGGGCACCCTGTTCGGCGAGACGGCCTTCGTCTTCTCCGAGCTGATCCGGACGGCCTTCATCCCATCAGAGGGCTGCCGCTTCGTGGTCTCTGACTTCTCGGCCATCGAGGCCCGCGTGCTGGCGTGGATCGCCGGCGAGGAATGGACCCTGGAGGCTTTCCGGCAGGGCAAGGACATCTACTGCGAGACCGCCTCCATGATGTACCACGTGCCCGTGGAAAAGCACGGAGCCAACAGCCACCTCCGCCAGAAGGGCAAGGTCGCCGTGCTGGCCTGCGGCTACCAGGGCGGCGTCGGCGCCATGAAGCGTATGGACAAAGGCGGCACCATCCCAGAGGACGAGCTCCAGAGCGTCGTGGACCAGTGGCGGGGGGCCAACCCCAACGTGGTGAAGCTCTGGCGCAACTGCGAGCTGGCAGCCAGGACAGTCATCGAGGAACACCGCACCGTCCGGCTGAAGAACGGCATCGCCTTCGGCTACATCAACAGCAACCTGTTCATCAAGCTGCCCAGCGGCCGGAAGCTCTGCTACTGGAACACCCGCCTGAAGATGGACCCGAGGGACGGCCGCGAGCACATCGTCTACATGGGAGTCAATCAGGAGACCAAGCAATGGGGAGAGACTGAGACCTACGGCGGCAAACTGGTCGAGAACATCGTCCAGGCCACCGCCAGAGACTGCCTGGCCATATCCATGCAGAGGGTCGCAGCTCTGGGCTACAACATCGTCATGCACGTCCATGACGAGATCATCGTGGACGTCCCCGTCGAAGACACCGGCGCCATGGAGAGGATCAACGCCTGCATGGCCGAGCCCATCCCCTGGGCGCCCGGGCTCCCGCTGAAGGGCGACGGCTACGAGACACCATTCTACATGAAAGACTAAGGAGGACACACAAATGCCCCAGGAATTTCTCAACGGCGTCAGCTTCGCGCAGCAGCGGATAGACGCCTTCAAGAAGCTGCTGATCGACAACACCGACGACGGCGACACGCTGGAAAAGATCCGGCTTGAAATTGCTTTAGATACTCTTGACCGATTGGATCAGTCAATCAACGACGCCATTAACGAATTATAAGGAGGACACACCTATGAAAATCACCCGCACCATGACCATCGAGACCAACGAGATCCAGATCGGCGACCGCATCGAGGTCGGCCATTACACTGCCACCTGCCAGGCTCTGCCCGGCGAAGGCCTGGCTCTTTTCCTTCTGGATCAGTACCTCGACAAGCCCATGCAGATGAACAGAAAGAACACCAACGCCGGCGGCTACGACGGCAGCGATCTCCGCAAGGATCTGAACACCGGCAAGATCCTCGACGAGTTCGCGCTCCTGGAGCTGGTGCCCTTCGAGAACGGCGACCTGCTCCGCCTGCCCTTCTACGGCGAGATGTTCGGGCACGACGATTGGTACAAATCCGGCGCCGTGGAGCCTGACAACTGCGAGCAGTGGCCTCTGATGAAGGAACGCGCCAACCGCGTCGCCGAACGCAAGGGCGAGAGCTACGAGTGGGGATGGCTCCAGAACATCCGCCAGGGGTCCGCGACGCTTTTCTGCCTTGTCGGCGACGGCGGCTATGCCGGCGTCTGGTACGCCTCGGGCTCCGTCGGCGTCCGCCCGGCTTTCCTGATCAAATTATCATAAATCCCGGGGGCCTCGTGCCCCCGCTATAGACTATCTACAAAGCAAGGAGGACAACGATGGAGCCTATCACTATACGCTGGGAGACCGGCTACATGACCATCAACCCGGACGCCTTTTTCCCAACAAGTGCAGCCAGGATCCGGAAGCTCCTCCGGGTGGTCGCCCTGGACTTTGAGCATCAGGACGACATCCGGATGCAGCTGGCCGGGGCCTGCGAGAGCCGCGCCCAGGAGATCCTGGACGGCCGCAAGAGCCTCGCCAACGAGGCAGTAAACCACCACCAAAAAGCGGCGGACCTGGAGCCGCAGATCGAGACGGCCAAGCGCCGGATCACTACCCTCCGGGCCTGCATCAAAGAGCAGCCGAAGAAGGCCCGACAGCTGGGCTACCCTGAACGGCTGCACGAGGAGCGGGAGCAGCTGAAGAAGCTGACCGCCGAGCGCTCCGGAGCCCTCTCAGCCTTCCGGAAGAAAAAGCGCGAGTTCGAGGCTGCTGAGGCCACGGCTGAGAAATTAAGACAGAACGCGGAGGTGCTGAGACCATGACCAACACAGCGGAAAAACTCACCCTGCCCCTGTTCATGGTCAAGCACAACGGCGACCTCCTGATCTCGACCGGCCGCAGCCGCTTCGAGACCTCCTGGAAAAATAAGACCATGAGCTGGGCGGCTCTCCTGAATAAGCTCTCCCGCTCCATGGAGACCACGGAGACCCACGCCGAGTACATGAAGATGAGCAAGGAGCAGCAGGACAAGATCAAGGACATCGGCGGCTTCGTCGGCGGTCATCTGAGGGATGGCCGCCGCAAGACCGGCTACGTCACGGCCCGCCAGCTGCTCACCCTCGACCTGGACTTCCCTCCGGCCGAGTTCTGGGACAACATCATCGACAACCTGGAGATCGACAACGCCCTGGCGGTCTACTCCACACATAAGCACACCAAGGCGAAGCCCCGCTACCGTCTGATCATGCCCCTCGACAGAGAGGTCACGCCGGACGAGTACGAGGCCATCGCCCGCAAGATCGCCGAGAAAATCGGCATCGACTACTTCGACGACTCCACCTTCCAGCCGACCCGTCTGATGTACTGGCCGAGCCATAGCGTGGACGTCGAGCCCTTCTTCCAATACTACGACGCCCCCTTCCTGGCGGCTGACTCCATCCTGGCCGAGTACCCGGACTGGACCGACACCAGCTACTGGCCGGAGTCCTCGCGCATGGTGGGCATCAGAAAAAAGGACGCCGACCGGCAGGGCGATCCGCTGGCCAAGAAGGGCGTCGTCGGTATTTTCTGCCGCACCTACAGCATCACCGAGGCCATCGCCAAGTTCCTGCCGGACGTCTACACCCAGACGGCCAAAGAGGACCGCTACACCTACGCAGCCGGCTCAACCGCTGCCGGCCTCGTGGTCTACGACGGCGACGTCTTCGCCTACTCCAACCATAGCACCGACCCGGCCGGCGGCCAGCTCTGCAACGCCTTCGACCTGGTCCGCCTCCACAAGTTCGGCCACCTGGACGATGGCAGCGAGGGCAAGAGCGGCAAGGACCTCCCGAGCTACAAGGCCATGGCCGACATGGCCAGAGACGACGAGGGCTGCAAACGAACAGCCGCGAGCGAGCAGGCGGCGAACGCTCGCCAAGAGTTCGCTCAGCTGGAGGAGTCTCCGGAGGACTGGGCACTTCTGCTGGAGCGCAACGCCAAGATGGAGGTCTGTCCGACTCTCGTCAATGCCGTGCTAATCGTGCAGCACGATGAGGGCCTCCAGAACATCGCCTACAACGATCTGAAGCAGGCCATCGAAAAGACCGGCCCGCTGCCGTGGCGAAATGACGGCGGCACCTGGAGAGACGCCGACGACGCGCAGCTCCTGGCGTACATGAACAGAGCCTACCAGTCCCGCTTCACTAACTCGGCCGTCGTCACGGCACTGACCAAAGTGGCCGACGACCGGCACTTCAATCCCCTGCGGGAATACATCCAGGCGCTGCCAGAGTGGGACGGCGTGGCCAGAGTGGACACGCTGCTGATCGACTACCTGGGCGCAGAGGATACCGCCTACACCCGGGCCGTGACCCGCAAGACTCTGGTCGGAGCTGTTCAGCGTGTGCTGCAGCCTGGCTGCAAGTTCGACACCATGCTCGTGCTCGACGGCCCTCCCGGCATCGGCAAGAGCACCCTGCTCCGGAAGCTGGGCGGCGAGTGGTTTGACGACTCCCTCAGCCTGGCCGACACCAGGGACAAGACCGCAGCCGAAAAGCTCCAGGGCAAGTGGATCATGGAGATCGGCGAGATGCAGGGCACCCGCAAGGCCGACATCGACATCGTCAAGGGCTTCCTCAGCCGCCAGGACGACGCCTACCGTGCAGCCTACGGCCGCGTGGTGCAGAGCCACCCGAGGACGTGCATCATCTGCGGCACCACCAACAGCACCGACGGCTTCCTGAGAGACACCACCGGCAACCGGCGCTTCTGGCCTGTGCCCGTGAAGAAGGGGCGCCTGAGCGTCTGGGAGATGACCGAGGAGACCCGCGCCCAGATCTGGGCCGAGGCCATGATCTTCGTGGCTGAGGGCGAGCCGACCTATCTGGACCACGAGCTGGAACGCGAGGCAGCGAGGATGCAGCTGAACGCCCTGGAGTTCGACGAGCGAGAGGGCGAGGTGGCCGAGTATCTCGACACCCTGCTGCCGGCGGACTGGTACAGCTGGGATCTGAGCCAGCGCGTGGACTACTTCCAGCAGCGAGACGTCCTGAGCCCGACCATCGAGGGAACGATGCAGCGCACGCGAGTCAGCACCAAGGAGATCTACTGCGAGTGCCTGGGGCTCCCGTGGGCCCGTTTCACGCGGCAGGACGGCGACCGGATCAAGACCATGCTGCTGAGGATCGGCGGCTGGAAAAGCGGCAGCAAGCTGGAAAAGGTGCCAGGCTATGGCCCGCAGCGTTGTTACCACCGGTGCACGGGTAACGATTAAGTTGTTACCTGGGCACCGGCAGGAGCCGACGAGGTAACAAACGCTTGTTTTCAAGTTGTTGTTACCGCCAAAATCCCCGATATTTTCGGCAGGGTAACAAGGTAACAAAGAAACCCCTAATATTTTAATTATTTGAATATAGACAACGAAAACCGCGCCCAAGAGCGCCCGCACAAACACATACGCGCGAGAGTGAATAGTTGTTACGGAGGATCCAAAGATGGAAAAACGAGAACGAGATATTGAAAGCGGCCTGCGGAAGCAGGTCGAGAAAATGGGCGGCAAGTTTATGAAGTTCACAAGCCCCGGGAACGACGGCGTGCCCGACCGGATCGCTGTCCTACCGGGTGGCCGGGTATGGTTTGTAGAGCTGAAGCGCGAAGGCGAAAAGCCCACAGCCGTCCAGAAGTGGCAGATGGAACAGCTACGGAAGATGGGCTGCAACGTGGCACTGATCACCGGCAAGCAAGAGGCCATGGACTGGTGCACGGCCCGATGGGCTGACAAAGAGCATCTGGAGCATGAGGCGGAGGAGTACGCCGAGGAGATGGCACGGATCGAGGCGGAGGAAGCAGAAGCCAGAGCCGCCAGGGAATGAGGTGCACGGCATGAAGTACACCCCCCACGACTACCAAACCAGGGCCACCAACTTCATCCTGGAGCACCCGAAGGCCGGGATGCTGCTGGAGATGGGCCTGGGCAAGACCGTCATCACCATGACCGCCATCGACATCCTGATCAACGAGATGTTCGAGGTGGATCGCGTCCTGGTCATCGCACCGAAGCGAGTGGCCGAAGACACCTGGACACGAGAGCACGCCAAGTGGGACCACCTCCGCCACCTTCGCGTCAGCAAGGTGCTGGGATCGCCGGAGCAGCGGCGCCGGGCTCTGGCCACGGACGCCGACATCTACGTCATCGGCCGCGACAATGTGGTCTGGCTGGTGGATCTCTACCAGAAGCTGAAGACCGGCTGGCCCTTCGACATGATCGTGATCGACGAGCTCTCCAGCTTCAAAAACCCCCAGGCCAAACGCTTCCGGGCTCTCCGGAAAGTCATGCCGAGGGTGAGTAGGGTCGTCGGTCTGACCGGCACCCCTTCGGCCAACGGTCTCATGGATCTCTGGGCTGAGATCTACCTGCTGGACCGTGGCGAGCGGCTGGGCCAGACGCTGGGAGCCTATCGCGAGAAATACTTCCGGCCGGGAGCCCGGAACGGCTACATCGTCTTCAAGTGGGAGCCCCTTCGGGGAGCCAGGGAGAAGATCGAGGCCGCCATCAGCGACATCTGCATCAGCATGAGCGCGGCCGACTACCTGAAGCTGCCGAAGCGGATCGACAACCGGATCCCGGTCAAGCTGAGCCCCCAGGAGATGAAGCAGTACAAGACCATGGAGGCCGAGCAGCTGCTTCACATCGACGACGAGGACGTGGTCGCCCTGAACGCGGCCGCCGTGATGACCAAGCTCCTACAGATTGCCAACGGCAGCGTCTACTCCCACGAGGGCAACGTCGTCCGGCTGCATGATGCAAAGCTGGAGGCGCTGCTGGAGATCATCGACACCACCGACAGCCCCGTCCTGGTATTTTACAGTTACAAGCACGACCTGGCCGCCATCCAGGCAGCGATCCCCGGAGCCCGGACACTGGACGGCCCGGAGGACATCGCAGAGTGGAACGCCGGCAAGGTCCAGGTGCTCCTGGCGCACCCGGCCAGCGTGGGCTATGGACTCAACCTTCAGGAAGGCGGCCACGTGATCGTGTGGTACGGTCTGACCTGGAGCCTGGAGCTCTACCAGCAGGCCAACGCCCGCCTCTACCGGCAGGGCCAGGAACGGCCGGTTATTATACACCATCTGATCGCGGAGGGCACCGTGGACGAGCAGGTCATGGACGCCCTGGAGGCTAAGGACACGAGCCAGGCCGCACTGATGGCAGCACTGAAAGAAAGGAGAATGCAATGAGCGACCCAAGAAGAAACGAGGAAGGCTATCTCGATCTGACAGCCTACCACGGAACCAAAAGCATCATACAAGAAGAAAATGAGGCCGAGCGCAAGAACAAGGACCTGATCCACACCTTCCGCCTGCTGGCTGACATGGCCGGCTTCGAGATCGTCGGCCGCATCACATTAAAACACAAAAAGACAGGGAGGACCTTCAGATGATCGGATATTTAAGCGGCCCCATCACGGGCCAGAAGAACTACCGCCAGCAGTTCGCCAGAGCTGCCGGTGCACTGAAGGAGCTGGGCTATGTCGTCATCAATCCCGCAGAGCTGGGAGCAGCCCTTCCCCTCGACTATATGAGCTACGAGGACATTATGAAGATCGACCTGGAGCTGCTGGCCTCTGCGGACTACCTGGTGCAGCTTCCCGGCTGGGAGCGATCCATCGGCGCCAACCGCGAGCTGGGCTTCGCCCTGGGCACTGACAAGATCGTCGTGGGCCTGGAGCAGCTTCTCACAAAGGAGGTAACACTGCCATGGACCTAAACGAGACTTATGACTTCCTGATGCAGATCCGCCGCAAGGAGATCATCATCAGACGGAAAGAGACCCAGCGGGACGAGCTGAGGGCCTGCCTGCTGCCGGGCGCCGTCCGCTATGACCGCGACAAGGTCCAGAGCACTCCGACCGACAAGATGAGTGACGTCATGGCCAGAGTGGACGAGCTGGACCGAGAGATCGAGCAGCTCCGGCGTGAGAAGGCCACTCTGGTCATCGAGATCAGCGACGCCATCGAGAAGCTGGAAGACGACAACGAGAAAACCGTGCTGACCGAGTTCTACATAGCACGGGCACCGATGACCGAGGTGGCTGACGCCATCAACTACAGCGTCCGCAGGGCGTATTATTTCAGGAAGATGGGCGTCACCCATCTGGGGGAGGTTTTAGGATGATCAAACTGTTAAAAGGCAACTGTCTCGACCTGCTGCGGCAGCTGGAGCCCGGCTGCGCGGATCTCGTTCTGATAGATCCGCCATATTCCAGCGGCGGCCTGTTCGCCGGCGACCGCAAACAGGACACCCGCGTCAAGTACACCGACGCCGACTTTAACGGCGCGGCACGCTTCCCCAGCTTCTCCGGCGACAATATGGACCAGCACAGCTTCATCCAGTTTATGGCCCATGTCAGCATGGAGCTCAGAGAGCTGACCAAGGAGGGCGGCACCATCGCCGCCTTCATCGACTGGCGAAACCTTCCGGCCATGACGGACGCGATCCAGATGGCCGGCTGGGTATGGCGTGGGATCATTGTCTGGGACAAGGGCATCAGCCGAAACATCCCCGGCCGCTTCCGTAACGACTGCGAGTACATCGTCTGGGGCACCAACGGCCGGAAAGAAGTGGACTGGAAGGCAGCCAAGGGCGCCAAGGCCATGCCGGGCATCTACCACATCAACGGCGTCAACACCAAGCAGAAGCACCACCAGACGGAGAAACCCGTGGAGCTCCTGAAGGCCCTGATCCAGATCTGTCCAAGGGGGGGGACCGTGGTGGACTGCTTCATGGGATCCGGCAGCACGGGCGTCGCTTGCGTCCAGGAGGGCCGGAACTTCATCGGCATCGAGCTGGGCGACCAATACTTCGAGACGGCCACCAAGCGCATCCAGGAGGCCGAGGAGGAGCTTCTCAACGACTTTTAGAAAGTCGGCGAACATTGCAAACCAGAATGTGTTATACTGGTAGAGTGGAATTGTGAGAGCAGGCAGTGGCCTGCTCTCTTTCTATACAAAACACCAAATAAGGAGGCGGCGAGGTCATGCCCAAGGCAAGGAACTCGAAGGTAGACGAGGCCCTTGCACTCTACCAGCAGGGCCTCAAACTAATCGAAATAGCACGGAAGCTGGACATCCCGGAGGGAACTGTCCGACGATGGAAGTGCACATATAAATGGGATAGCGAGCGCTCGCAACCTGAAAAACCGAACGCTCGCAAACGAGGCGGCCAGCCCGGCAACAGAAACAGGGCCGCACCAAAGGGCAACAAGAGGGCCGAGAAGTTCGGCTTCTACTCCAAGTATTTACCGGAGGAGACGCTGGAGATCTTCGGAGAGATCCAGGACGCCGATCCGCTGGATCTGCTCTGGGACCAGATCCGCTTCTCCTACACGGCCATCCTCCGGGCCCAGAAGATCGCCTATGTCAAGGACGCCGAAGACAAGACCATCGAGAAGATCGAGGACCGCAGCGGCGCCGAGTCCTGGGGCGAGAAATGGGAAGTGCAGCAGGCCTGGGACAAGCAGGCCAACTTTATGAAGGCCCAGGCCCGGGCGATGGACACGCTCCGGAGCCTGATCAAGCAGTACGACGAGATGCTGCACAATGACTGGGAGGCAGCCACCGAGGAACAGAAGGCCCGCGTGCAGCTGCTGAAGTCCCGGATCAATGACGGCGCGGATCAGGTCGGAAAGGTGGTAATCATCAATGACACAAACGACCCGCATCAGTGACCTCATCATCCGGAAGTTCTGGCCAGTCTTCAACGATAAGGAACACACCCACAAGATCCTGACCTCCGGCCGAGCTGGTACCAAGTCCTCAGAGGCCGCCATCGAGGTCGTGTATAAGATCGTCAGCGAGGAGGACTGCTCTGCCGTGGTCATCCGCAAGCGGCACAACAAGCTCCGGAAGACGGTCTACAAGGAAATCAAGAGAGCCATCAAGAGGCTGGGCCTCGACGAGCGGCTGTTCAAGATCACCGTGAGCCCCATGGAAATCACCTACAAGGCCAACGGGAACACCATCTACTTCACCGGATCCGACAGCATAGACGACACCAAGGGCATCATCGACGAGAACAAGCCCATCAAGATCGTCCTGCTGGACGAGGTCAGTGAGTTCTTCACCGACGGCGAGGGCGAGGACGAGCTCCAGAACATCGAGGCGACCTTCATCAGAGGCAACGCCGAGGGCTTCCAGATGCTCTACCTCTACAACCCGCCCAAAAACCCGAATGCCCCCGTGGTGGTCTGGTGCCGGAAGATGGAGAAGCGCCCGGACTGCATCCACGTCCATGTGGACTACCGGGACGTCCCTCCGGAGTGGCTGGGCGCCAAGCTGATCGAGTCCGCCGAGATCCTCCGGGAGCTCGACGAGCGGCAGTGGCGCTGGCTCTGGCTGGGGCTCTCCATCGGCGTCGATGAATTGATCTATTATATGTTCGGCGATGCTTCCATCGCCCGACCGTCGCAGGATCGCTACCGGATCATCGGCGTCGGCGTGGACTATGGTCAGCAGAACGCCACCACCTACCAGGCGGCGGGGCTCAATGAGTCGCTGCACCGGCTGGAAGGCCTGGGCGAATATTATCACAGCGGCCGGGAGTCCGGCACGCAGAAAAGCCCGAGCGAATACGCCAAGGACTTCGTCGAGTTCCTGGACGAGCTGCATGAGACCTACTCATGCAGCTATTTTTATACCTTCATCGACCCCTCGGCCCGTGGTCTGATGGAGGAGATCAAGCGGGCCACCAGGGGCATCGGCTACAACGTGCTGATCCGCGACGCCGAGAACGACGTGGCGCTGGGGATCTCCCGAGTGCAGAAGCTCCTGACCTTCAAGATGATGACCGTGTCGCCAGACCAGGAGAACGCCGTCCGGGAGTTCGGTCTCTATGAGTACGACAAGAAAAGCATCGAGAGGGGCCGCGAGGAGCCCGTGAAGCAGGACGACCATGGCATGGACGCCATCCGCTACCTGGTCATGGGAATGTGGTCGAAAATCAAGAACTACCTGCCCGTTAGGGATAAAGAGGAGGAGCCGGAAGGAGTCATAAAATGAACATTTTCGAGTATTTCAAAAAGAAGGGCATCGACACCATCGACAGCTCCTTCTACAGCAAGATCACCATGTGGGACAGCTGGTACAGGGCGAACGTCAAACGCTTCCACCAGTACCGCGTCTACCATGGCGCCGGGCAGTATGAGCGCTGCCATCGCAAGAGTCTCGGCATGGCCAAGAAGATCTGCGAGGACATCAGCGACCTGCTGCTCAATGAGAAGGTCCGCATCACCATCAAGGACGCAGCCACGGCCAAGTACGTCGGCAGTGTTCTGAACGCTGCGAACTTTTCCGTGCAGGGCAACGAGTACCAGGAGCGCAAGGCTGCCTGCGGCACCGTGGCCTATGTGCCCTATCTGACCAACATGGAGCTGGACGATCAGGGCCGCATCATCAGCGCCGACGTCAAAATCGACTATGTGGTGGCGAAGAACATCTTCCCGACCGCATGGGAGAACTCCAGGATCACGGAGTGCATCTTCGTGTTCGCCAAGACCTACCGCCGCAAGAAGTACGCCCAGTTCCAGCACCACAAGCTGGAGCCCTGGCAGGACGAGAACGGCGAGGATCTGGGCTACCAGTACGTCATCGAGAACAGCGTCGTGGAGTGCAGCTCCGGCGCCGGCCGTGAGCTGACGCCTGCCGAGTGGAATGAGATCCCGCACTTCGAGGGCCTGGCTGCCAGAGTCGAGACCGGCTCCAACCTGCCCCAGTTTGTCATCGACAAGCTGAACATCGCGAACAACGTGGACGAGGACGACACCAACCCGATGGGCGTGTCGCTTTTCGCCAACAGCATCGACGTCCTGGCCAAGATCGACCTGGAGTACGACAGCTACGCCAACGAGTTCACCCTCGGCCGCAAGCGCGTCTTCGTGGCGCCTGAGATGCTGACCGACGCCAACGGCTCCCAGGTATTTGATCCGGACGACAGCGTCTTCTACACGCTGCCGGAGGACTACTTCAAGAACACCAAGGAAGCCATGCACGAGGTCAACATGGAGCTGAGGATCGAGGAGCACGAGACCGCCATCAACAACGATCTCAACCTCCTGAGCTTCAAGTGTGGCTTCGGCACTCAGTATTATCGCTTCGAGAAGGGCGCGGTCGCTACGGCCACCCAGGTCATCAGCGAAAACTCCGATATGTACCGCACGATCCAGAAGCACGAGATCATCCTCCGGGATGCTCTCACCGATCTGATCCGCATCATCATCCGCCTGGGCAAAGCTGCCAACGTGGGCGAACTGGTGGAGAACACCGACATCGTGATCGACTTCGACGACTCCATCATCGAAGACAAGCAGACGGAAAGAGCCGAGGACCGCAAGGACGTCGCCATGGGCGCCATGGGCCTGCCGGAGTACCGCGCGAAGTGGTACGGCGAGACGGAGGAGGTCGCAGCCAGCAAGCTGCCTGACCAGTCCGCCGGCGTTCTGATGTAATGGATCAGAGCTACCACGACCTACTGGCCGCCGGCGTCGAGAAGCGCTTCCGGGACCTGGAGATGGCGATCATGGACGACATCATCCGCCGGATCCGGAAGGCCGGCACAATCACCGACTCGGCCGACTGGCAGATCCAGCGCCTCATCATCCTGGGCAACAGCACCCAGGACATCGAGGACCTGATCAGGAAGGCCGTGGACGGAAACGAGGAGGAAGTCCGCCGGCTCTACGCTGAGGTCATCGAGCGGGAATACACCCGCGACCGCAGCCTCTACGAGCAGATCGGCAAGGAGTTCATCCCCTACGAGTTAAACCCCGAGCTCCAGCAGATCACGGACGCCCTGGTGCAGCAGTCCAGCGAGGAGCTCTACAACATCACCAAGAGCACCGGCTTCATGCTGGACAACGGCCACGGCGGGAAAGTCTTCACGCCCCTGGCCGATGTCTACAACGGCTACCTGGACGACGCCATCACCGGCATGGCCAACGGCGCCTACGACTACAACACGCTGGTCCGCCGTATGGTCAGCCAGATGACAGCCTCCGGGCTCCGGACCGACCACGCCTTCAGTGATGGCGGCAGCGACTATGGCGTGGACTACGCCAGCGGCTGGCACAATCGCGTGGACGTGGCCGCCCGTCGTGCTCTGCTCACTGGCTTCGGCCAGCTCACCGGTCACGTCACGGATCTGAACGCCCAGCGGCTGGGGACCGACTACTTCGAGGTCACATGGCACGCCGGAGCTCGTCCGGATCACGCTGCATGGCAGGGCAAGGTCTACACCAAGGAGCAGCTGACGACCAAGTGCGGCCTGGGCACCGGTCCGGGCCTGCTGGGCTGGAACTGCCACCACACCTACTACCCCTTCATCCCCGGAGTGAGCGAGCGGCTCTACACCGACGAATGGCTGGAGGAGCAGAACGCCAGGGAAAACACTCCGCGCCGCTTCCGTGGCAAGGAGTACACCACCTACGAGGCCACCCAGAAGCAGAGGCAGATGGAGACGGCCATGAGGGCCCGGCGTGAGCAGGTGCAGCTCCTTCGTGCCGGAGGGGCTGACAAGGAAGACATCACCATCGCCCAGTGCAAGTACCAGGCCCAGCTGGAGCAGTACCGCAGCTTCTCGAAGGCAATGGGCCTGGAGGAGCAGACGGAGCGCATCTACACCGGCCGCACCACCGGCAGGATCTCGCCGAGCCCGCAGGTCTACGCCCGCTGGCAGGCTGAGCAGATCGCAAAGGCACAGGAACGCGCCGAGAAACGTCGCAGAGCGGACCAGGACGCCGCTCAGAAGGGAGCAAGCACATGATCAACATCCACGTCGATGAGAACAGCATAACCGTCACAGGGCACGCTGAGCGGCCTGCTGGCGTGCCTCCCGGCAATAACATCATCTGCGCGGCCGTGTCTTCGGTCACGCTGACACTGATCGAGGGGCTGCGGCAGATCGCCGGCCTCCAGATCGAGGCCACCACCGAGCCCGGCGACGTCCGGATCAGCTGGTCCAGGATGAACGACATCGGCAAGGCCCTGATCGACACCTGGCTGCTGGGGATCTACGGGATCCAGGGCAGCTATGGAAATATTACAATAGTTTAAGCGCCGCGAGGCGCTTTTATTATGGGCAGACGCCGCTCCCTTAATGCGGCGGGAATGTTCACGACACATCACAAAAACGGAGGAATAACAATGCACAAGTTTTTCAACCTTCAGCTCCTGGACGACGGCGGCCAGGGCGGCGCTGGCAATGGCCAGGGCGGCAACGCCGGATCTGGCAACGGCGGCCAGGCAGGAAACGCCGGGAACAATGGCGGCAACAACGGCGCCAGCTACAGCTTCCAGCAGGCCGAAGAAATTGCAAACGCCCGCGCCTCTCGTGCTGAGAGGGCTGCGCTCGCTTCCTACTTCCAGCAGCAGGGACTCAGCGAGGAGCAGATCAACCAGGCAATCGCAGATTATAAGGCCCAGCAGGCAGCGCAGAGGCCCAACGTGGACGCCATCACCAAGGAGCGCGACGACGCTCGCGCTGAACTGGCTGCTCTGAAGAATGGCCAGAAGCTCACCCAGCTGGGAGTCCGTCCTGAGTTCTCTCGCTTCGTTCTCTCTGAGATCGACGCTCTGATGAAAGAGGACAGCAAGCTGGACTTCGACAAGGCTGCGGCCAAGTTCCTGAAGGACAACCCGCAGTATAAGACTGGGAACAGTTCCTACCGCGTAAAAACTGGCACTGATGGCTCCGGAGCTGGCAGCTCCGGCGATAAGGGCAACGCCTTCATCAACGACGCCATCCGCAGAGCTGCGCGGAAATCTTTCTAAACATTATGGAGGTACAACCACATGAAAAAGTTTTTCAATCTTCAGCTGTTTGACACTGACGTCAACATCATCGACCGCTCCGGCGCGGAGTCTCTGATCCCCGACGACCGTGCGGCTGAAATCATCCAGGGCGCCATCGCCCAGTCCACCGTCCTGTCCATGGGCCGCCGTCTGGCTAACATGACCGCAGCCCAGAGCCGTCTGCCTGTTCTGGACGCTCTGCCTGTCGCTTACTTCGTGAACGGCGACGCCGGTCAGAAGAAGACCACCAAGCAGGCCTGGGACAAGAAGGTCATCTACGCCGAGGAGATCGCGGTCATCGTTCCCATCCCCGAGGCAGTTCTGGACGACGCTGACTATGACATCTGGGGCGAGGTCCGTCCTCGTCTTCAGGAGGCCTTCGGCCAGGTCATCGACGCCGCTGTCCTGTTCGGCACTGACAAGCCTGCAACCTGGCGCGAGGGCCTGGTGCCTTCCGCTGTCGCTGCTGGTGCTACCAAGGCTCTGTCCGCTGACCTCTACACCGACCTGCTCGGCGAGGGCGGCGTGATCTCCAAGGTCGAGGAGTCCGGCTACTTCGTCACCGGCCACGCCGCTGACATCTCCATGCGTGCGAAGCTGCGCGGCCTGAAGGACGGCAACGAGCGTCCTCTGTTTCTCAGCTCCATGCAGAACACTGGCAACTACAGCCTGGACGGCTCTGCCATCAACTTCCCTCGCAACGGCTCCTTCGACAAGGCTCAGGCCCTTCTGATCTCCGGCGACTTCTCTCAGCTGGTTTACAGCATCCGCCAGGACATCACCTTCAAGCTGTTCACCGAGGGCGTGGTGCAGAACACCGACGGCTCCATCGCCTACAACCTGATGCAGAACGACATGGTCGCTCTCCGTGCCGTAATGCGTCTGGGCTGGGAGATCCCCAACCCTGTCAACGCCATGGCCAAGGACAAGGCGAAGCGCTTCCCGTTCGCTGTTCTGACTCCTGGCGCCTAAGTAAAGGAGGTGCAGCCTGATGTACGTCTCCTATGATTTTTACAAGCAGACCTTCGGGGACACGATCCCCGAGGCTGACTTCTCCAAAGTCGAGGCCAAGGCGGAGGCGGTCATCGGCTACCTGACCTATATCAACGGGGACATCTTCGCCAAAGAGGACAACCGCGTCAAGCTCGCGGTCTGCGCTGCGGCGGAGGTCGTCCATTATCACAACAACCAGGCCAGCGCAAACGGCAACCAGGCTGCAGGTGTGAAAAGCGAGACCAACGACGGCTACTCCGTGACCTACATCACGGAGGGCCAGGATGGCCAGACCGCTGAGGAGCTGCTCCGCAAGAAGATCCTCGAAGCGATCCGCGTCTACCTGCTGCCGACCGGATGGCTGAGCCGATCCCTGAAGGGAGGCTGCCGCCATGTATGTGCAGACTGCGATAACAGTCTTTAACAAACGCCTGGGCGCTGATCGGCGCGAGGTCTACTTCCCGACCTGCATCCGCAGCGCGTCCTTCCTGGAGAATAAGAGCTCCGGCCACTCTACGGACGGAGCTCACTCCCAGAGCCTCGCCTACAAGCTGAGGATCCCGCTGGGAGCGAAGATCCAGGACAGCCGGAGCTACGTCCCGGCGGAGAAGTTCCGCCAGCTGGACGAGGATGCAGCCGCCAAGGCGTGGACACTCCAGACCGGCGACTATGTGCTGCCTATGGCGACCGAGCTGACGGCTCCGGTCGATCAGAAGCAGATGGAGGCGCTCGGCCAGCTGATCTACGTCAAGGAGTACGCGGACAACACCATCAGAGGCTCGGCCGCCGTGAAGCACTGGCGGATCGGGGGCGAATAATGGCGTTTAAGCCCATCACCAACCCCAGGGGCGCCATCATCCAGGGAAAGAACGGCAAGGCCGAGCTGATCTGGAACGCCGGCTGCGCCCCGAGAATGAACGAAGTGCTCAGCAAGAAGCAGGAGATCATCGACAGCGAAGTGCTCAGACTCTGCGCTCCGATGGTCCCTAAGCGCACCGGCGCCCTGGAGCGATCCGGCACGCTGGGCACCGTCATCGGCTCCGGCGAGGTGCAGTACATCGCACCATACGCCCGCAAGCAGTATTACAACACCAGCCAGACCCGCAGCTACGACTCCAGGCGTGGCGGTATGTGGTTTGAGCGAATGAAAACCGCACACAGGACGCAGATCCTGAAGCTGGTCAATAAGTAAAGGAGGCCCGAAATGGTCAAGTCAATCATCGAGGGCGTCGCCGACTTCTTCAAGGACTGCCCTCTCCTCAGTGCCGGAGTGTTCCGCGTGGACGCCCTGGGAGACGAGCCGCAGGAGTACACCATCGAGACCGGGATCTTCAACCCAATCATCGAGACGTACATCGACGGCAGCTCCGACCGGCGCTACCAGTTCAACTTCGGCAGCCGGGAGTATTACAGCATGGACCGGCTCCAGAACATCGCCAACAGCACCTTCTACGAGGACTTCGCCAACTGGGTCGAAGCTCAGGAGGCTGCCGGCAATTTTCCGGAGCTGCCGGAAGGTATGCACCCGGAACAGCTCAGCGTGCTCTCGTCTGGCTATATGTTCGACGAGTCTATGAGGAACGCACGCTACCAGATCCAGTTAGAACTCATCTATCACAAGGAGGCATAAGCACATGAAAAAGTTCAATCTCCAGCTCTTTGACGAGAGCCGTGCCGCCCTGCTTCGCAACGCCATCGCGGACTATGCCGAGATCGACGGCGTCTTCGAGCTCATGGGCACCGGCTTCACGACTCTGGATGAGAGCCCCAACGCACAGACCGACAGCGAGACCTACATCAACGAGAGTACCGCGTCCACTGACATCACCGGCTACGAGACGGAGTTCTCCTATAAGTCCCGTCTGATCCCTTCCCAGAAGGCGATCTACAAGTTCTGGAAGATGGGCCGCGACCATGCGACCGGCACTGACGCCCAGCTGAAGTACGTCCGCGTCGAGCTGTTCAACCCTGTCGGCGAGCCCTCTGAGGCTGCTGCCGAATACACCGCCCGCCTGTTCACCGTGGCCAACGAGGTCAGCGACAACTCCGGCGCCGGCGGCGAGAAGATCAGCGTCTCCGGCGTGCTGCACGCTGTCGGCGATCCTATCCAGGGCAAGTTCGACACCGTGGCCAAGAAGTTCACGGCCGGCGACTTCAAGGGCAAGTACGACACCGCAGCAACTCCTGCGGCTCAGTCCTAAACAACGCAACAACTGGCTCCGCGCGACTGGCCTGATCAGGCAGTGAGCGACCAGGCACCAGCAGGCCGAACGGTGCAGCCTGCTGGTGCTTTTTAATAACACCGACCAATGGAGGAAAACAGAATAATGGAATTGATCATTAACAACGTCAAGCTCGAAGGCGACCTGATGGACGCCGACTTCATGGAGAAGTTCGAGACCGCGATGATTAAAATGCGCGACACGGCTCAGCAGAAAAGAAGCGAGAACTTCCCGACCGCTGCGGCCAACTACCGCGCACAGTGCGAGGTGGTCAACACCTGCTTCGACGAGATCTTCGGCGCCGGCACGGCTGCCAAGCTGTTCGGCGGCAAGATGAACGTCATGGAGCACCTGAAGGCCATCGAGAAGGTGAGCGACTGGGCTGCCGGAGAACGCAAGACCCTGAACGACTTCACCAACCGCTACACCCAGCGCCAGCAGAACGCCGTCCGTAATATGCAGACCGCGCAGTTCGTCTCTCAGAAGCACGGCAAGGGTAAAAAGCACTGAATTTATTGATTGACGGCCTGCCGGAACAGGTCGAGATCGCGGGCCAGATGGTCCCGATCAGCAGCGACTTCCGGACGGGGATCCTGTTCGAGGAAGTGCTGCAAGACTCAGGGCTCGACGATCTGGAGAAGCTCCAGACCGCCCTGCACCTGTATTTCCCCGGCGTCGTCTTCGATTATGACGTGCTCGATGAAGCACTCGGCAAGCTGGTCTGGTTTTATCGCTGCGGCACGGATCCCGCAGAGACGACGGGCGAAACGTCCCTGTCTCTTATACACATCTGACGCTG